TCAGTAATTTGCAGCATTCTTTCTGTTCCTTAACGCTTCAATTTCATTTTCCTGTGCCAAAAACGTGACAGAACCAACGAATTTGTTTAAATGTTCGGCGCTGAGGTGGGCGTACTTTTTCACCATTTCCAGCGTTTCCCATCCACCCATTTCTTTTAACATCATCAACGGTGTTCCATTCTGAACATGCCAACTCGCCCAGGTGTGTCGCAAATCGTGAAATCTGAAATCGGTAAGATTTGCCCGGGTGGTTGCCTGCTCAAAATCCTTCCTGTCGATGTCGCTGAGTTTTTCCCCGTTTACAGAGAAAACAAAATCGCACGTTTTTTCGCACTCACGTAAAATGCTGATTGCCTCATCGTTCAGCGGCAATGCGCGGGCGCGACCTGATTTTGCGTTTTCTGCTGTGACAACCGCATTCCTGTTTTCGATGTCCACGTTTTCCCATGTCAGTGAGAGGATCTCTCCTCGCCTTGCTCCGGTAAGCAGGGCGAAGGAGACGATTCGCCTCATGATATCCGTGGACAACCCGTCAATAAGTTCTCTCGCCTGCCACTTCCTGATCCAGCGCACACGCACTTTTGGCTCCCTTAGTGAGGGTACATATGGCCTGTGCTCTATCCAACCATGCTTAAATGCCAGAGATAGCGCCCGCACTATAAAAGCCCTGTACCGGTTAACCGTTCCGTTTGCCAGCGGCTTGCGCGATTTGTGAAGCGAGTGAGTGGGCATCATCCGCGCTATCTCATCGCCCTTAACAGAAGAAACTGAGCGGCCTTTGAAAACAGAAAGCCAGTATTTGGCATACCCCTTTTTGGTTTCATAAAGCGCCTGGTCTTCTGCATCTTTCATCGCCAGGAGAATGATGTCCTCGAAGGCGTGATCGGGCTTCTTCTCAAGCTTCGTGATATCCCACAACTCATGCTTTATCTTGTCATGGTATTGCTGCGCCTTTTTCTTGTCTTCGGTGCCAGCAGAGCGTCTAATTCGCGTTCCGTCTGGAGCCGAGATATCAACCCAGTAGTTTTTCCCTCTTTTGTAGATCGGCATTCTGTAAACTCCTTACCGACCACAGCCAGCCGGATGACATTGTTAGTTGCCTGAGAAAAATTTGCCACGCTTTCTTCGTTAGCTCGCCATGCGCCGCCGACTTTAAACATGTTGTAGCGGGCAGGGTTCCGGTAAATCGTGGAAGGGGAAATCTGTAGCCGCGCTGCCAGCTCTGACACCTTCATTAATTTTTCCATGGATCCACTCTTTTGGCCCCAACCGGGGCCAGTCAATTCAACGTTGATGCTTGCCGCGCTTTTCTGCGTCAGCCTGACAACTCGCACACATCCGGCAGCCTGGCATTGCCCGGCGCCGCGCCTCTTCAATCGCATCACTGCATTCTTCACAGTGAGTCGCTGATACCGCATTGCGGTTGATACGGTGCGCCTGAATGGCGGCCTGTCGATGGAGTTCTTCAAGCTCGCTGGCAGCGTCGATAGTGTCTGGTCTCATGCTGCACCTTCCTTGCGTTTATCAATATCCCATGCGGTAGCCAGTGCGCTTGTCACCTGATAAAAACCATGCTTAACCTGCACTTTTGCATGCTCTCCAGCGGGATTAATCATCTCAATAGTTGTCAGTTCACCGCCGCTTTCGTGGTCGGGGTAAAACTGGCTCACATCGTTCGTGTCGATGATTACTGAGCCTGTCGGCGTATACATTTTCAGTTTCACGATTCCACTCCATACCGACCATTCAGGCGGCCAGTTTTGACTACGAACTCCAGGAGGCTGACGCCCAGCGGCGCAATCTGCTGGTGGTGTTTTTTGATAATTGGTTTCACCGTCGCATCCCACTGAGGCTTTGGCTTTTTGCTCATCGCCTTTTTTATTTCCTCGGTGCAACGGCGACACTGTGCGCGTGTCGCGTTTTCCTTCTCTGCTGGCGTCATGCGACCTCCCGCTTAGCCAAAAGCTTCTCGCCAAACGCCATCAACTCATCGCGGTTCACAGTGGTAAAACGGCAGTGAGTGCGCGGCCACGGATGCCAGATAACGAGCATTGAGCCTTTGTTGTTTCCGCTGATCGGCTTACCATTTGCTGGATTAACAAACGCCAGGCGGCCGCCGGTGATGAACCGCACTTCGCTGGCCGTTTCGATTGCCTGGCTTAACCAACCTACGGAGGTGTCCGCCGGGAGCAGCATCACGCATCCGATGCGGCTCCATTTGTTTTCGTGAGCAACCTTGTCGACAAACGGGCCTATGTCGCTGTACGGCGGGTTCAACCATGCATAGCCTTCTGCGTACCCCATGGCTTGGGGCCATGAGGTTGTAAGGGTGTTTTCTTCTTCCGAAATAAACAGGCGGCACAGGCGGTTTTCTTCGGTTGCCGCGGCGTCCATCTGGAAAATAAATTCCGCGTTCAGTGCCGCAAACAATGCTGGCGGCGTGCGCCAGCTATCGCGCTGCTCTGGTGGGGTGTTACTGCCGTTGAAATCAGTCATAAAACGGCCTCCATTTCGTCGATATAAAGGCCAGCGGCAATCAGGCGGCTACGGCGTGCTGCGCGTTCAATATTCAGTTCTCGCTGTCCTTTGGCTGCCTGCGCAATGGCACGTTTCGTAAACAGGCGTGATTTACCGACTGGAGTAATGACTTTTGGTGTGCTATTGAGGCTAAAAGAGCGATCAGCCACACCGTCTTCATTCACCCATTTTTCGGACACGACCAACTCAACTATCCGGCCATTGCCGCGCGTTAATCCGTTTGCGCAGCGGTTAAATTCAATGAGCGTGACGCCAAATACTTCGGCAATTTCAGAACCGGTAACCGGGCGGCCACGCTTGTTGATCATCCAGATGACTCGCTCTTTCAGCCCGGAAAATTTCCCTTTCTTTCCGGGGCGGCGGTAAAACGGCATGCGCTTCATGATGCAATCCTGCATTCAGGTTTAAGGTAATATTCCACCCCGCCGAGCACGTTATTTCCCCATGGGATTGCGTTGCATAAATCCTTTATTGATTGCAGTTCAGGAGCACTAATAAACACGCACTGCTCTTCCAGTAATGGAGCCCAGCCAGCGTAGAATTCGTTATGAGTCACCAGGTTAACTCCACCCGTATGTGAACCCTCCTTTCCGTTAACCATGCCAGCCCAGTACTCGCAGATGCGATTACGATCATCCTTGCTGAGCAGTTTTATCAGCAGTTCTTTTGAATAAGGTTTCCTGCCTGATTGGCGATACATGCTCATTTAGGCCGCCTTTTTGAGTTCGTTTACACGAATGTTCATTGCTTTTACGCACTCATTGCGCAGGTCTTCATACCCATCCATGAGTTGCCAGTCATGCTGATAACGTTCAATCAGCTTTTTCTTGTCCGTCTCATGCAGTGCGTACGCGCAAAAATCCTTAAGCACCTTCTCTGCCTCAGCCTTGCTTTCTGTTGTTTGCGCCGTGCGGTCTGTTTGAGGTGGCTTATTTTCCATTGGCGCAGGCAACGCCCATGCTGGCAACTGAGGCGGAGCCCAATAAAACACGCCTAGTTCTTTTGTTTTTGCGTAGTTAAAACCCGGTTGGCGTTCGGTGGACACGTTTGCAAATCCTTCTGTCAAGTCATACAAGTAGCGCCCGATTCCCCACTGCACTGCGGCGCGTTTCATCGCACCTGAGCGACCGCCCTTTACTGCTTCAACCTGCGTGTTTTCTGCGGCATCCCATTTAGTGATCCATTCGCCATCAACCTTGATAGATATTCCACACTCGACGCCACCTCCGTTTGGGATATCGCGATATTCATTACGCCAGCCAGTTTTGCCGCATACATCATCAAGGCGCTTCATGATCGCCCTGTTTGTTACGTATGCCAGGACCTTTGCCCAAATACCGTTATTGGCTTTTCCGGCTTGTTGAATACGCCATTCAATATCGGTTGCACTGAATGGCTCATCTAATCTGTTCAGATCCATAGGTCACCTCAGAAAGGCAGATCATTACCGAGAAAATAGCGACTTGACTGGCGTTCATAGCGGGCCAGCCTGAGAGCCAATTGTTTCTGGCTACGGTTACCGACTTTTCTCCAGTAACGAGCTTCGGCAATATGGCAGACGCGTTTAAGTCGGCTTTCTTCCGGGGTTTTGGCAAGTTCCAAAGGAATCATGATTCACCTCAGTAGTTGATGTTGGCGCGAGGAATCAGGCCATCTTTGAGCACTGTCAGCACTTCAATAGCCTGTTCGCGATTAATGCTGGTGTGGGCCAGTAAGGCGGTAACAATTTCAGTGCCTACGATTTTGCGATGCTTAACGTCCGCAGCGCGGGCAGCTTCTTCTGCTGCAATGCGTTGCTGCTCAGCGATGCGCGCAGCTTCTTTTTCTTCGGCTTCACGCTTAATACGGGCTGCTTCGATTGATGCCTTAAGTTGAGCTTCTTCAATGGCGGCCTGCTTTTCACGCTCGGCACGTTCAGCGGCTTCTTTCTTCTCGCGCTCTGCGCGCTTCTCAGCTTCAA